GTAGAATTTAGCAAAGCTAATGAAGCGGCTGAAGACGTTAAAAAGAAACTAGAAGAAGAATATGGACCAATTAATATTGATCTAGCTTCTGGTGAGTACACTATTGTAGAACAAAAGGAAGAAGAAAAGTAAAAGTGAATAACGTTGTAAGAAAAATCAGTATTGGATCTGATTATAAAAATGACGCCATGCATTACTCTATTGGGCAACAAGTCTATGGAGGTCATGAAATAGCTTATATTATTCATGATATAAAAGATTCGTCTTACAATATTCATATAAAAAAAGGAGATGAAATATTGCCGTGGAAGAAGTTTAATTCTAACATGGCAATATCCATCGAATATGATTTAGAATATTAATGCAAAGTTTATATGATTTTATAGTAGAGCCGGTTGGTAATACTTATGAAAATGAAATAGATATAGAAAACGTTAAAATAATATTAAACACTAAAATTGAAAGTTTTAAATTTGTAAATAACGTAGCTAAAGTGATTGAAACTCCTTTAGCTTTTAAAACTGAAATAAAAAAAGGTGATATAATATTAATACATCATAATGTTTTTAGAACTTTCTATGATATAAAAGGTGTAAAGAAAAAATCAAGATCTTTTTTTCAAGATAATAAATACTTTTGTTCATTAGATCAAATTTATTTATATAAGAAAAACACAAAATGGATGTCTATAAACGACAGATGTTTTATAAAACCTTTAAAAAACGAAAGTAAATTTAAGGTTGAAAAAGAGCAAAGCCTTATTGGTATATTAAAAATAGGTAATAGCTCACTAGAAGCGCTAGGAATACACGAGGGTGACACCGTAGGTTATACACCATATGGTGAGTATGATTTTGTTGTTGATAAAAAGCGTTTGTATTGTATGAAATCAAATGATATTGTTATTAAATATGGATATAAAGGAAACAAAGAGGAGTATAATCCAAGCTGGGCGAGTAGCAGTTAAAGAATTAATTAAAGTTGCTAAAGAGCCTATTATAGATTTTGGACCAGACATATCTGCAGATCGTTTAAAAAACGCAGCCGCTACAAAAAAACTTTGTATTATGGATGCTTTTGAAATAACTAGTAGAATACAAGAGGAAGAAGATATATTAAACGAAAAACCTAAAGAAGACAAAGAAGAAAAAACTTTTAAAGGTTTTGCCGAAGGAAGATCTAAGTAATGTATAAGCAAACATTATTTAAAATATTAAAAGACCATATTAAACCTAAGGTTTTAAAGAAAAAAAATAGGTATAAAAAATGGGAGTACGGTTACAATGAAGAGTTTGATATAATTGTAATTAGTAAGACTGGTGAGATTGGTGAAATATACGAGATACAAAATCTTAAAATAGCTTTACCTAAACAATCAGAAAAAGTAATAAAATTTAAATCTAATAAATGGGAGAGAACTTTATTACCTAAAGCTTTTAAGAATATTAAAACTATATTTGACTGGGATGAGTATGATGTAGATTTTAAAGAAACTTGGTATGACTACATTGACAAAGAGTTTGATTACAGAGAAAAAGGATTTTGGTTTTATAATAAAGATGAACCTACTTATATTACTGGCACTCACTACATGTACTTGCAGTGGTCCAAGATTGATGTTGGGAAGCCAGATTTTAGGGAGTCAAACAGATTGTTCTTTATTTTCTGGGAAGCTTGTAAAGCAGACACAAGATCATATGGTATTTGCTACCTCAAAAACAGACGGTCTGGTTTTTCATTCATGGCATCTGGCGAAACTGTTAACAGCGCAACAATATCAACAGACTCAAGATTTGGAATATTATCTAAGTCAGGACCTGACGCTAAAACAATGTTCACCGACAAAGTTGTACCGATCTCGGTTAATTACCCGTTTTTCTTCAAACCAATACAAGACGGTATGGACCGTCCAAAAACAGAATTAGCATATAGAGTTCCTGCAAGTAAATTTACTAGAAGAAAATTAGAAAACAATGAAACTCTTAGAGAACTTACTGGACTAGACACAACTGTTGATTGGAAAAATACAGGGGATAACTCTTATGATGGAGAAAAGCTAAAGCTTTTAGTTCATGATGAATCGGGTAAATGGGAAAGGCCTAACAATATATTAAACAACTGGCGAGTTACTAAAACAACACTACGATTAGGTAGTAAAATTATTGGTAAGTGTATGATGGGTAGTACCTCAAACTCTTTAGATAAAGGTGGTGACAATTTTAAGAAACTTTATTATGACTCGGATGTTACCAAGAGAAACGCCAATGGACAGACTCGCTCAGGATTATATTCGTTGTTTATACCTATGGAGTGGAACTACGAAGGATACATTGATTCTTATGGCATACCTGTCTTCACTACACCGGAAAAACCAGTTGAAGACCCACACGGTACAAAAATAAATATAGGTGTTATAGAATATTGGCAAAATGAAGTAGATGGTCTTAAGGGAGATCAAGATGGTTTAAATGAATTTTATAGACAGTTTCCACGTACAGAAGAGCATGCATTTAGAGATGAAGCTAAATCATCTTTATTTAATCTAACTAAGATTTACGAGCAAATAGACTGGAACGCTGATATTAAAAACAGTAGTGTAATAACTCAAGGAAACTTTCAATGGGTTAATGGTGTTAAAGATACTACAGTTCTTTTTAGCCCTACTAATAATGGTAGATTTTTTATATCATGGGTGCCGCAAAGTCATTTACAAAATAATGTAATATCTAAAAACGGTAGAAAACACCCTGGCAACGAACACATGGGCGCTTTTGGTTGTGACAGTTATGACATATCAGGCACTGTAGATAGAAGAGGATCTAATGGAGCATTGCACGGTTTGACTAAGTTTAGCATGGAAAACCATCCACCAAATCATTTTTTCTTAGAATATATAGCAAGACCTGCTACGGCAGAAATATTTTTTGAAGATGTTTTAATGGCTTGTATATTTTATGGCATGCCAATACTTGCAGAAAATAATAAACCTAGATTATTATATTATTTTAAAAGAAGAGGTTATAGAGGTTATTCTATGAATAGACCAGATAAAGTATATAATAAATTATCTGTAACAGAAAGAGAAATAGGTGGTATACCAAATTCTAGTGAAGATATAAAGCAAGCTCACGCTGCTGCAATAGAATCTTATATACAAGATCATATAGGTTTAAACTCTAATAATGAATATGGAGATTTATATTTTCAAAGAACGCTAGAGGATTGGGCTAAATTTAATATAAATAACAGGACAATTCATGATGCCTCTATTAGTTCAGGGCTAGCTATTATGGCTTGTAATAAAAATAAATATAGACCTGTACCTAAAAAGGTTATTACTCAATATGATTTAGGTATAAAAAGATTTGACAATAAAGGTGATGTTTCAAAAATAATACGATAAATGAATATAAACTATAATAGTAATAGCACGTTTCCCGATCAGGTAGTACCTATGGAGGAAAAGATGTCTTGGAAGTATGGAAAGCAAGTTGCTGATGCTATACAGTCAGAATGGTTTGCTCAAGGAAGAACTAATGGTAATAGATATTTAACTAGTTTTAATAATTTTCACAATAGAAGATTATATGCTAGAGGTGAACAACCCGTACAAAAATACAAAGATGAATTATCTATCAATGGTGATTTATCTTATTTAAATTTAGACTGGAAGCCAGTACCAATATTATCTAAATTTGTAGATATATTAGCTAACGGTATATCAGCTAAAGATTATGACATTAAAGCTTATGCTCAAGACCCTGAGTCTATAAAGAAAAGAACAAAATATGCAGAAGGTTTAGCTAAAGACATGTTTGCTATGGAAATACAGCAACAAGTTAAAGCTTCTACAGGTGTAGATATTTCTAATACAAATATACCGCCAGAAAATTTACCCAAAACTATTGAAGAAATGGAATTGCATTTGCAGTTATCATACAAACAATCAATAGAAATAGCAGAAGAAGAAGCTATTAGTCAAGTCTTAGCTCAAAATAAATTTGAATTATTAAAACGTAGAATAAATCTAGATTTAGTTACATTAGGTATTGCCGCGGCTAAAACCTGTTTTAATCCTTCAAATGGTATAACTTTAGACTATGTAGATCCAGCTTATATGATTTATTCATATACAGAAGATCCAAACTTTGAAGATATTTATTACGTAGGAGAAGTTAAAGCAATGACAATACCAGAGGTTAAAAAACTTTTTCCTAAAATGTCAAATGAGGAATTAGCAAAACTTCAAAAATATAATAGCAGTAACAACTTTATATATGGCAACGGTGCGTATGATGGAAATACTGTTCAAGTTTTATTTTTTGAATACAAATCTTATATGGATCAAGTGTTTAAATTAAAACAAACTGATACAGGTTTAGAAAAAATATTAGAAAAAACCGATACTTTTGATCCCCCACCGTCTGATTCTTTTTCTAGAGTAAGTAGAAGTATAGAGGTATTATTTGAAGGTGTTAAAGTTTTAGGTACAGATGTGTTGTTAAAATGGGAATTATCAGAGAACATGACAAGACCTATGGCTGATACAACTAAGGTAGAAATGAATTATGCCATATCCGCGCCAAGAATGTATAAAGGTAGAATAGAATCTTTAGTTACTAAGACTATGGGTTTTGCAGACATGATTCAATTAACTCATTTAAAACTACAACAAGTATTATCTAGGATGGTACCAGATGGTGTATTTTTAGATATGGATGGTTTAGCTGAAGTTGATCTTGGTAACGGTACTAATTATAATCCTGCTGAAGCTTTAAACATGTACTTCCAAACAGGTTCTGTTGTAGGTAGATCACTAACACAAGACGGTGAATTAAACAGAGGTAAAGTACCTGTTCAAGAATTATCATCTTCTGCTGGTCAAGCAAAAATAAGTGCTTTAATATCTACATACAATTATTATTTACAAATGATAAGAGATGTAACTGGATTAAGTGAAGCTAGAGATGGTAGTTTACCGGATAAAGATACGCTAGTTGGCTTACAAAAAATTGCAGCTCAGCAATCAAACATTGCAACAAAACATATTAATAATGCTAGTTTATTTTTAAGTTTAAGATTATGTGAAAACATATCTAAAAAATTAGCTGATGTATTAAACAATCCTTTAACAGCTAACGCTTTGATGGAAAGTATTTCGGTTTACAATACACAAACATTAAATGAAATTAAAAACTTATCTCTTCATGATTTTGGTATATTCTTAGAATTAGAACCAGATGAAGAAGAAAAAGCTAAGTTAGAACAAAACATACAAGTTGCTTTACAAGCTGGTGGCATAGAATTAGAAGATGCTATAGATTTAAGACAAATTAAAAATCTAAAGCTTGCTAATCAAATGCTTAAACAAAGACGTAGATTAAAGCAAGAAAGAGATCAGAAGGTACAACAAGCAAATATGCAAGCTCAAGCTGCTGCAAATGCTCAGTTAGCTGAAAAAACAGCTATGGCTGAAGTTCAAAAGCAACAAGTATTAACTGAACAAAAAGTTAACATAGAACAAGCTAAGTCACAGTTTGAAATACAAAGAATGCAAACTGAAGCTGAAATAAAGCGTATGCTTATGGCTGAAGAATTTAACTATAATGTTGAGTTAACTAGAGCGCAAAGACAGACAGAGTCTTTAAAAGAAAAAGAAATAGAAGATAGAAAAGATAAAAGAATCAAAATGGAGGGTACTCAACAAAGTGAGATGATACAACAACGTCAAACTGATGGACCACCTAAAAACTTTGAATCAAGCAATGATAGCATAGGAGATTTTGGATTAGAAGCTTTTTCTCCTAAATAATTACTAATTTTATAATATTATATTATGTCAACACAAACAAAAACAGATGAGCCTGTTAAACAGGAAGGTGACTTTAAATTGAAACCAAAAAAGAAGATGCCTAAAAAATTAGGTGTTACTAACAACGATCCAATTAAAGTTGATTTAACTAAACCAGAAGCAACAGGGGAAATAATCCCTAGTGTTACAAAGGTTACAATACCTAAAGAAGATGCCATTTCAAAGCAAGAAACAGGAGAACTACTTGAAGATCAACGAACCGGAGATATACAAAAGGTGGATGAACAAGTACGGCCCAGCGAAAGTGTGGAAGTACAAGAACCCAAACAAGAGGATTCTGTCGTTGAACTTGAAGAAATAACAGAACAACAAGAAACAGAGGTTAAAGAAATTAAACAAGAAATTGCTGAAGCAAAAAGAGATGAGCAAGTTCTTGGTAAAGCTTTACCTAAAAATATAGAGAAGCTAGTAACTTTTATGGAAGATACTGGTGGAACAGTAGAAGATTATGTAAGATTAAATCATGATTACAATAAAACTGATGATGTAACTTTACTTAATGAATACTACAAACAAACAAAACCTCATTTAAACTCAGAGGAAATTGCTTTCTTAATGGAAGATAATTTTAACTTTGACGAAGAGGTTGATGAAGCTAGAGATGTAAGAAAGAAAAAACTAGCTTTTAAAGAAGAAGTTGCAAAAGCACGTAAAGAATTAGACGTTCTTAAGGATAAATATTATCAGGAAATCAAGTTGAGACCCGGTATATCTCAAGAACAAAAAAAGGCTACGGATTTTTTCAACCGATACAATGAGCAACAAGAGGTGATGCAGAACAACCACCAGGATTTTAAAAAGAAAACTGACGAATTGTTTAATGTCGAATTTCAAGGGTTTGATTTCGATTTAGGACAAAAAAAGTTTAGATATAAAATTTCTAATCCTAAACAAGTTGGTGAAACACAAGCTGACATTAGTAAATTTATAAATAAATATACTGATGACAAAGGTGTTATCACTGATACACAAGGTTATCATAAATCGCTTTACGCTGCAATGAATGCTGATAAAATTGCTAATCATTTTTACGAACAAGGTAAGGCTGATGGTGTAAAAACTATAGTCGACAGTTCTAAAAATATCACAAATGAAAAGCCAAGGCAAGTTGCCGACGGAAACGTTTTCGTAAACGGATTAAAAGTAAAATCAATTAGTGGATTGGATTCAACAAAACTAAGAATAAAAACTAAAAAATTTAACTAACTTTTAAAAATTAAAAATTATGGCTTTAAGTCCACAGTTTGGAAGTATTATACCTTCTCAAGCTCAATCAGTTCTTGCTAGCAATTACCTTCAATTTGACGGTGCTGGCGCGAACTCAAATAACTTTGCTCAACAATACCTACCGGAATTGTATGAACAAGAAGTAGAAAGATATGGTAACAGAACGTTATCAGGATTTTTACGTATGGTAGGCGCTGAAATGCCTATGACTTCAGATCAAGTTATATGGTCTGAACAAAATAGATTACATATTGCATACAATAACTGTAC